AAGTTGGGTCTCTTCTTTTACAGAAGTAGTAAGTCCATCGCGCTGAACAGCCTTTTTGCTGCTCTTAACGTCGTCGGAGTCTTCGGTCGTGTACAGGGAATTATCGCTCATGCTGAGAAGCTAGCACAGACATATTGCCTTGCGTTGCAACTAGCGTATTTAGGCGGCGTCTACGTCTGAGATTGCGAAGGTCAATGCAAACGTGGCTGGAGCCCCAGATGACGAGTCGCCTTCTGGCTCAGTCATTCCAACAAGAAGCGCATTTGTGTAAATACGGTCGTTGGTTGGGTCCTTGATATCGCAGTTGTAAACAGCTACTGTAAGATTAAAGTAGCCAATTCCAACAAATCTGCGCAATTCCTTGAGTTTACGGCCGATACCAGCTTCAGTAAGCGAGGTATTCATGTCGTCATCGTAGTGAGCAGTCAGCGTAATGTCGCCTATTTCTGAAGGGGCGCAAAGAACTGTTGGTCTTGACTTTCCACCTTCGTAGATTTTTTCTACGGATGCTGTTATTTCACCACCGGAAACCTGAGCAAAACGGAAACCATTCCACTTAGGCAGGTTGGCCTGCACGTTGGTTTGCTGTGAGGCGTTGTCGCTGAAAGTGCTTGGTTCTATCGTTGCCAGTACTTGTCTTTGAGCTACTTTTGACATGAGGAATTTCCTTTGTTTAAACTACTGTTGAAGTTAGATTTGACTTGACAATATCGATTTCGATTCTGTCCCCGACACTGCTGACACGAACGCCAACTTTTGCTTTGACCAAGCCTTCAGACAACTGCAATGTTGAGTTAAGCGAAGTATCGCACTTCACAACATAACCGTTATCGAGTTGTTTGCCGTTTGCGTCAAAAGCTGGGTAAAGAGCTCCAAGATTACGCATAACCGACAAAATTGATATTAGTCGTGACTCGATGTTGGCAAAAATAGTGTTTCTGCCGTCTATAGAGCTGAATACAACATCTTCAATAGAGCGATAGCACTCTGTGACAATCGTGTTTACAACGTCTTGCTGCGTGATATAGCGGAAGTTATCCGTATCAGACGACAATGAACGAGCACCATATATTCTTATTGTATTTTGGATAATTCTGATTGGGTTGACGTAGTTCACATCTAGGTCATCGCCAACTGATTTGTTTATATCAGACTTTAGGCCGACTACAAAGGATGCTGCCGAGATAAGACCAGCCGCAGGAAGGTGTGGGCCGGTTTGGTTGTGAGCAACCGCACGCTTGCCGGCAATATATCCTACTGGCGGAATAAATCGAGTAACCCCTGGGACTCCGGTTGGAACCTCTACCCACGGGTAGTACAAAGCTGCATGTTCTGGGGCGTCTTCGCCTTGAAGGCTGAGTGCCTTTGTTTTGACTGTAGCAATAGAGTCGTTTTCTCCAGCGAACAAAATAGCAATTCTGCTGTACGTATTTGCATGCTCAATCAGGGCAGCCGACATTGCATCAGAAGAATCTTCTGGGCAAACTACTGCTCCCGCACCAAGGGCATCATTGAAAAGCTCTAATTGTGATTCGTAAGTAGCCTGAGTAACCAAGTTATGGTACGAGTTTCCAGCAGAGAGTGGGGTCAGGGCAATAGCATCTGGAACAAGGGTCGTGCTGTTGACCGTAGCGTTAACGTATCTCTGAGCGATTGCGCTCAGATTTATTCTGCCCGCTGCCTGAGATGTTGTAGACACTGTTCCTGTTGAGTACTTCTGTACTCCACCATAGAAAATGTCAATCTTGAACGTGCTTGCCGTAGGAGCAGTTACTGTAACTTCAACGTCAGAACTCCATGCTCCTGCTCCATTTGCGGTAAGCGTAAGAGCAGCGGTTGCTCCGTCATTAAGAACAAGGCTTCCTACGGTTGCAGATGCCGAACCGACGGCTCTTGCAACGTAAGCACGCGTACCGCCCTCTTCAAAAAATGTCTCCACTGTTGAGTGAGTGTAGGTACCTGTCAGGTATTCACCAAACGTGTCCTCGAACTCTCCCAGGTTATGAATGAGTACAGGCTCGTCTGAAGGGCCTCTCTCTGTCAGGCCTACGACAAACAACTGTGACGACTCGCGTACTGTTGTGGTCGAAGGACCGGTTCTTACTGAAGTTGATATAACTACGCCAGGCATAGGACCTCACTGTTTCGCATTGGGAATCCCGTTTGTGATTGTGATTTCAATTGTACAGATGGGTATGTATCATTCTGTGCAACTATGAATTGAACTTTGCAAATATAAAAACTAATCATCAAGTGACGGCATCGCTTCGACGGTTCCTGCAGTAACTGTTTCTATTTCTATTGAATCAACAACGCCAAGAGGTTCTCTTGTGACAACTTCGTCTATTTCAAGCACATAGGAGATGTATGCGCCAGCCATCATTCTTTCGCCTTTTAGTAGAGAGATGTCTGAATATTCTTCACGAATGCTGTTTTCGCCTATTATTGCCCTAAATGACGTTCTGGAGTCATAGGCCTTCAAGCATGGGTAGTCAAGAAGCGCGCTTCTCACCACGGTAGTCAGTCTGTCTCTCATGACTGTAGTTGGCTCGTTACCTTCGTCACGGACCCAAATGTACGTTCTCATGCTGTAGGAGACTCTGTAAAGAGGGTCTGCCCCATCAAAGCCTATGCGTTCTAGTCCGTTCATGGCGGTCGTTACGGTGATGATTGAGGGCCATTCGTCTATGGCCAACGGCTCGTAGGCTATGTACTGACCAGGGTCGGGCAGCAGAGTACTGTCTAGGCTCCAGCCATTTCTGTAGCGAATTAATCTTACTGGGAGGTCCTGTGTCAAGTAATCATTGACATATTTCTTTGCATAATGAGAACCGTTCATTAAAGCCGTCATATTAATTTGCTTCCTTCAATGATGTACTGGAGTGTTTTTTTGTTTATGTCTCTGTCAAAATCTCGAGGAATAAAAAGTATTTTTCTCGCTGGCATGTCTCGTGTTCCGTATTGATGAAACCTGGCTATAGGGCTGTCGATGACAAAAGTCCCTTCCATTTCTGTCATCACATTTTTGGGACTAGACGCCATGTTCGCAACGCTTCTAAAAAGCTCTCCGGTTATCATCATCATCGGAGCGCCAGGATAACGTTCTGCTTTTTGAAACGCATAGTCATCGTCAAGAGGAGGCCATGCCCCCTTTAACATCGCCTTTGCAGACATCGCACCCATCGTTGTAAAGTTCTTCGAATAAGCTCTTTGTAAATAGTCTTTTCCCCATCGCAAAACTGGCCTCATGTCATTGGCTCTGTCTCGCATGTTTTGTAGTCTGTCTACAGTATCTTTACCCTGCCAGTCAACATCCGTGACTGTTACTAAGACGTTTCTTCTAGCCACGTCGTTATACCCGAACTCGTCTGTATTTCCTAATCGAACCAAGCTCGCTATCAAGGAATCCGGTCACAAGAGGACCAGTATTACGGGTGTTTAGGTCTTTTACGCCAACAACATCGTCGTACATATTCTGCATTTCACGTGAAGCCGCTCTGATGATTAAGAGTCTAAAGATGGGTATCGATGTTCCGTCTAGGCCAGCGGTATAAGTTATTGTCACCAAATCGTCGGACCATCCGTAGTAGTAATCAATTCCATATTTTCTAGTGATGTAGTCGACCTCTTCTTGAAGAACTTTTTCTGTTCCAAAAAGTGGTTTTACTTTTACTTCGTCAACTGAAACTATCGGAGTGTTTTTAAGATAGACGGTTGGGGGAGGGGTTGCCCATGTTGTTGTGTCGTTGCTTGGGCTCGAAGTGTAGGAAGAGTTGTACGTGTTGTCGTTTGATGTCAAAAACGAACCCATTGGTACTCCTGTGTGATTGGAGTCAAGACGTATTTCCTCGGTAAATTCTTGGACCTCTATTGGTCGCTTGAGGAAAGCTTCCATTTCACTTTGAAGGCCAGCCAGAATTATTTCTGCAGCGTCTTCTTGGCGAGCGGACAATTTGATGTCCATATATGTCTTAATGTCGTTGACTGAGACAATCATGGCGGCTCCCGGTTAAAGCGATTTTGCAAATAAATGTTGTATCAAATTCTAACACCTAGTAATGACCTGGCCGAACACTGGGGTTGCCCGCGAGGTGATTCCGGTGTAGATTACGGAGATGAGCGATTCGTCAAAATTTAATCCAACTGTTGAATTCGACAACAAAGAGCTATCTGAAGCCAATATGAGCATTTTGGATAGAGTCACTCAAGCGTTGTTTGCATTATTTATGCCGGAAGGTGGAATTGAGTCGCCTGAAGAAATTGAAGATTTGGCAAATCAATCTTTTGAAATGGCCACTGTAGTCATGGCAGTTGCAGGAATGAACATTATTGGGGAGAACATTGACGGCGATTATGTTGCACGATTCAAGCCCTATAAGTCTTTTAGTGACTTTGCTATTAAAAACAATATTCAATAAAGAAAGATAAATATGTCAGAGCAAGAAATTAAAGGTACTTTATTTGCGGACCAGGACGCAAGAAGAGCCGCCACCGTAAACATCATGGACAGGCTTCATCAAGGATTGTTTTACTACTACACCGAGCATGAACCTGAAATAGAAGACGAAGACATAAAGGTAGAGCTGGGCGACTATATGTGGCGGGTCGCAACTGCCCTTATGGCCATGTGTGGATTGAGAGTTATTGGAGTAGAAAGCTCAACCGGAAGGTATCTGGCCACTTTTGAACCAGTAGAATCTGTAAAGAAATTTTTAATAGAAAAAGACTTCGGTCAAGAAGATGATTACTACTATGAAGATTTTCTAGAGGACACAGAACCGAATGCCGGATTGGGACTGCATGGCTGGAGACTAATGGACGAGGAAGAAGTACTAGGAGACGAAGAGGATGAAATCACAACCGCTTAGAAGGTTGTGATTTTACTTTTTCTTTCCAGTCTTTCCGCCCTTTTTGACTGCTGTTTTTCTTGCAGTTTGTTTCCCGGCGGCAGCCTTTGAGCTTGCGGATTTGGGTGCTTTGGATTTTGAAGGCTTTTTTGACCGCTGTACCTTTTTTTGTTCAGACTTTGACAATATAGGACGGATACCAACTCCACCACCACGTCGTCTCGCTCTTTGTTCCGCTGGAGTGCCACCCATCACTCGGTTAAATATGTCTGAACTGGCTACCCCTGCTGCCTCGTCCCTTTTCCCACCTCTTGTTCTGGCAAACTGGAATCCGTCTACTCTATCTTTAAAGGTTTTTGGATTTGTACCCCCTTTCGGTATCGACCTTTTACCTACCTCTAGTCCGTTTCTGTTCATGCGCCGGATTGCTGCACCTTCAAGCTCGCGGAATTTCTTTGAGCGAGTGCGTCCTAGGTAGTAGGTGCCTTCTGTGGGCTTAGTTCTGCTACCACGACTATTTTTGCCCGTAGACCTATCCAGCAACTCTTCCGCCACAGACTTGGTCATTATCGTTTTGGTTCGTGAGTCTTTTTTTGCGCGACTTAATGGCTTTGAGCCACCGTATCGTGCCATTTCAGCCATGTCTCCAAGCTTGCCTTTATCAAAATCCCTTCTATTAACGCCGAAAACATTTTTAGCCACGAGGAATGCATTCTCTAGCGTCGTGCTTTCTGGGCCTGAGATTTTTTTTCCTGCGCGAATTTTGGCTTGAATGTCCTTGACTCTGTCAACAAAGTAGGCCGCATCGTCGGATATGTCTGGGCCGTAACGTACTCCTGGCATAATGTTCCTTACTAAAAGTCTTTTTACAAATATACCAGAAATATTTATCTGTCAGGATTGGGGGGTCTTTCGATAGGGACCGCAGATGACTCCAATGAGCCAGGTGGAGCCTCGATTGGAATCCATGCCCTGGCGTAATTGTGTTCTTTAATTTTTCTCACTTTATAGAGACTTCCGTCAAGCATTAAGGAGAGTTCTTCTGAGCGCATGCAAAGCATGTCTTCAAAGTCTGAAATGCCGTATTTACCGGAGCGTCTTAGTGTTCTGATTATGTCAGACGTCTTTGGGGCCAGGACGTGAGAGTGCCCCCTATTTAGACGAAGATGCATCATCATGGCATCCATTTTGTCGACGTCGTGATACACGACTGGTATTTTCCCGTCGCTCATGGCAAGAATTTGCGGAATATTCGTTGCCAACAGGTATCTTTCTGAGCCGTCGATTATTTCCCCAGTAGCAAGCCTGACGTGTATTGGTTGAATAAAGCCAAACTGAGACAAGGAGGCAGAGATAACAAGCATCTCTGGACGCAGAGTATGGGTAGCTTTCCACTCAGGAACAGAAAGCACCGATGGTTCAACGTACTCAATTTTAATATTCATAGATGTCTGCTCTTTCTAGTTCTAGCGCCCGTACAGCATGAGCGCGGGTTTTAGGACCGACAGGGGTCGGTGAATTAACGTCAATATCATTGAGCATCAGGTTTCTTATCAGCCAGCTGACTGGATATCCATGAGGGTCGCTTAGGTGTTTCTTTCTAAATTTTGAAACATAAACACGAGCCTCGGTCTTTCGCCTATCACCTATTAGGTACTTGTCAATAAAGGCAGACGCCCCATCAAATCCTCTTCGCGCATAGCTCTCTATGAGTTTTTCTGAATCAAAATCAGCCCACAAGCGCCTTTGGGCATCTATGTATGGGAAGCAGTCAAACAATCTGTCGTAAAACTCTGGTTCAGTAGCAACAACATCGCCAATCCTACGAATAGCCGTCGCATGTAGAGGGATGCCGACTCTCGTATTGCTCCCTGTGGTCACAGCAAGGTCGTAGTACTCGCAGTACTCTGCTCCATGTTCTTCAATAATGAACTTGAATACATCGTTTGTATTCCAGTCATAGATTATCTTTGCGAACTTTAATGGAATTCCTTTTTTCAACTTATATGGAATATTGATGTAGTTTTCGTGCAGTTTTTGAACTACGGAACGATAACGAACCATTGATTCGCTTGCTCGTACTCCAGTCAAAAAAGCAACGTTCCCCTTTTTTCCCTGCATCGTGTAATAGTCGGTTTGCTCAGGAAGAGAAACCTCATGCGTTAAACCAAAGTGCTTGCCACTGATGGCCCACGGAGGCATCGGCCTAACCCATCTGTCTTGTTCGAATCTCTGCTGGCTCCACAAAATAGTTGTGAGCCTATGACCTAAAAACCATATCTCTGCAGGGTAAGGAAGGCAGTACCACTCCATGTCCACCCAGTCATAGTTGCGAACCTTTTCCACGTACTTTACGACAGTAGGGCTGACCATCTCTTCGTCTCGAAAGATTACCTTTACCGGACCAAGCCCTCGCTCTTCATGTATTTCTTTTGCAAGATACAAAATCGCAGTAGAGTCTTTGCCTCCAGAGAACTGTACGCATACAGTATCGAAGGTGTCGTAGACGTGCCGTATCCGTTGTCTCGCTGCGTCAACGCAGGACATATCAAGAAATAGGCGCTGACGAGTCATTTAGTATCTTGCGATTTGAGTGAGGCGTGATACCTCTGCACGAAGCTCGTTGTTCTCGCGCATCATGTTTTCAGCTACGTTTTTCCAGTATGTAGCCTCAGATATGCGAGTATCGAGCGCTTCTAGAATTTCAACACACTCGGCTGGTGATACTTTTCCTCTACCAAGAAGGTATCTACATTTTTGTTCTATGGTTTGTTCCATTGGTAATCCTATATTTCTATATGTTGGTCTATGAAGTCGATTAGTTTTTCAGCCATTGTTACGCCAGCAACAGCTGGGTCAGCTTTTAGCCATTTCATGAATTCATACCATCGTGCTTGTTGGTCTGTGTTGTCAAACACAATTGTGTACTGAACGACGGCTCTTGGTGCCGAGCCAGGAGCAATTGTTGTTGAACCTCTAATTACGGCATCGTTTTGATTCATGCCTGGCATGATGTCAATTCTCTGTTTTCCGTCTCCTGTTTGAGTTACTGAAACAACATTTCTGTCCATTTCTGGAGCGTCTTTAACTGAAGTATCTTCGTCAGAATCTTCATAGTCGGAAAATTTGTCAAGCCGAGAACTGAATCCGTTTCCGTAATCAGAATTAATTACAGGGGACATAAATCCAGCCCCTGGCTCGACTACCCGATTGTCTTCTCTGATGAAGCGCTGTTCAATTTCGGCTGTTGAAAATTCATCCCATCCCAATCCAGTTAAAAGTTCTGGATAAAAGTCGACCATTTCTAAAACAAACTCTTCAAGAAGTTCTGGCTCGGTGTACCCAAGCTCCATTGTTCGGTTGTCAGCAATAGCAAAAGCCATGGCCCTAGTGTCATCGACGTCAAACTGAACAGCAGCTATCTTGTCCCACCCAAGAAGTTTTGCTGCTTCTAGTTGGTGATTGCCCGCTATTACGGTTGCTGTACCGTCTCCGTTGGGTCTTATCACTATTGGTTTAATCTGTCCAAACTCGGCGTAGGATGCCATAATCGCATTAACGTCTCCTCTTCGTGGATTGTTATGGAGGGACTCAAGAAGACTTATGTCGAAAGCCAGGGATTCCAGAGATTCATGTATTCCATTAGCCATATCTATACC